ATTTGTACCCATAGTGATATCATCACCAGATACAGTTAAATCTCCTGCTATGGTAACATTAGCACCATCAAAAGTTAACGCTGTAGTTGACCCAGATTTTATAATTAAGTTTCCAGAAGAGTTAGTCAAAGCTCCGTATTGTGAACCATTATCTTTTAACACTACATCTGCACCATTAGCGTCTAATATTACGTCACCCTCGGTATCTATTACTAAATCACCAGTGTCATTTACTATATAAGAATGAGTTCCACCATGATATAAGTTAAGGTCTTCTCCAGCACCTATGGTTAATCTACCAGTTGCACTGTCTCCTGTTGCATCATCAGCATCAGCATCTACATCAAGTTTTAATAATCCACCTGATGTAATATTAGATGCACCGTTATCAATGTTACCAAAACCAGAAGTTATACTTCCTGCATTTAGAGCACCAACGGTTGTAATATTAGAACCAGTATCAATCGCCCCTTCCATGTAAGTTGCCAAAGAACTAAGAGCTACTTGTGCCATAGTCCCATTATCATTGATAACCACTCTATCAGCGTCTACTAAAGTTATAGATGATGCACTTGTATCACCATCCATGATGTTTAATTCAGTAGCAGTTGCATCTACTGCGGCTAATTTAGTAAAGTCTGCCTGCACTAATCCTGATACACCATCTAATAAGTTTAGTTCTGTAGCAGTTGCTGTTACGTTAGTACCACCTATATCAAGAGTAGTTACAGATATTTCACCTGCAACTGTAACAACACCATTTGCTACAGTTATTAAATCTGTGTCATCTGTGTGACCGATAGTGCTTCCATTTATAACAACATCATCTATATCTAATGAACCACCTGTTATTAAACCTGTAGTTGTAATTGTAGATGAGCCTGTGTCTATTGTTCCAAAACCTGAAGTTATAGACCCACTGTTTAAAGCACCAACAGAGGTTATATTTGATGTTATGTACGTGGTTAAATCTGTTACAGCAACTTGTTTCATTGTACCATCATCATTAAGTACAATTCGGTCAGCATCTACTATGGTTGTAGATGATGCACTTGTATTACCATCCATAATATTTAATTCAGTTGTAGTTACAGTTGCTCCATCAAGTATGTTTAACTCTGCAGTTGTTACAGTTGCCCCATCTAATATTTCTAATTCAGCCTCTGATATACCAGCACTACCTATAGTGACTGTTCCTGCAAAAGTTACGTTAGCTCCACTAAAAGTCATAGCTGTAGTAGAACCTGATTTTATAACCAAATTACCTGAACTATTAGTAAAAGAAGCATATTGTGTACCGTCATCTTTTAAGACTACATCTGCGTCACCTGCATCTAGTGTAATATCTGCTGCAGCATCAACAGTAA